CCACTCTAAATAAGTATGATTGTTATTTCTATTTATGTCATATAAAGGAAAATATTATCCTTCCTATCCCAGAAAGTATAAAGGTGATCCTACAAACATCATATACAGGTCACTTTGGGAAAGAAAATTCATGGTATATTGTGACAAGAATGAGAAAATACTTGAATGGGGAAGTGAAGAGATTGCACTACCTTATCGTTCTCCTGTTGATAATCGAGTTCATAGATACTTTCCTGACTTTTATATTAAGGTTCAAGAGAATACTGGTCGTATCAAGACATATCTAATAGAAGTAAAACCACTTAAACAAACAGTCAAACCAAAAAAACCTAAAAGACAGACCAAGAATTATTTAAGAGAAGTCTATGAATACGCTAAGAACCAAGCAAAATGGAAAGCAGCAGATGATTTCTGTAAAGATCGTTTGTGGGAGTTTAAGGTGATGACTGAAAAAGAATTAGGAATCAAATGAGTCGCATCGCACCACTAGTAGGAGATATTCTTGGAACAGAGGATGCTGATGATCTCATGATTGAAATTATGGATATCCTAAGTGATAGTCAAGAATCAATACCTGAAATAGGTAAGATATATGTATTTGTATATCAACCAAAAACACCTGGTCGATATGATCAGAATCCATTAGTGGCGGTCACTAATATATTTGAATGGGGTTTCAAAGGAGTAAACTTTCATTGGGGTCAATCTCGTTCATATACCTTCCAAGAGGTAGTAGGTCAACTCTATCAAGTTACAAATGAGGAGTTACAAGACCTAAATACAATACCATTTGCAAAATTTCGCATAAATAACTAAAAAGATATAATGGCAACAAATACCACTGTATTAGTGTATGATCTAAAGACTCAAAAAATTTATAGAGTTGAGTCTGCTAATGTGCTTAAGCATCATGTGATAGTGCAGGATACAAGTGGTATGACTACACCTACAGGTCAAGTCATATTAGAAAATATTAAAACAGAACAAAATGATAATGCTGACGAATCTAAGGATACCGAAATAAAAACTCGCAGAAAAGATGGTAAACCAGAGGGCGATAATCAATGGTGGGATGTTTTTGATAGGTTTGCGAATCCTGCTGATGAAACTTTAATTGCTGAAAATATTGCCAAAGAAGAAAAATTAGAAGCAGAAAGAAGAAAATCAAGTATTGAAAATCAAAGAAAAGATAGACTTAAAAAATATGGAAAAAGAAAGCAGGGTGGTATTTTAAGATATCCAGCTGAACTACTTACAGAACATACAGATTATTTACAGATTGATATTGAGAAATATGCAGAGATAGGAAAGGATTATATTTCTGACACTGGTGGAAGTAAAAGATACGTGTTAGGAAATAGAAAAACAAATCGTGCAGGACAAACTCGAAGATTAACTAATAGACCATTAATAAATGATGGGACAATACTATTACCAATACCATCAAATGTATCAGACAGTAATAATGTTGTATATGGCGATTCAAGAATGAATGGTCTTGCTGCTGCTGGTGTATCTGCAGTTGAAAAAGGTTTGCGTGATGTAGGTAGATTTCTTAGTGGTGCAGATCCTAACTTAATTGAGAATCTCGCTGGCACATCAGAAGAAGCAGCAACAAAAATTATAAAAGGTTTAGGTGGTGACACAATATCTGCTCTTGATACTGCATCAGATGTAATGACAAAAAAATTGACTGCAGAAGCAGTAAATATATTTGATGCTAATGTAAGTGTAAATCAACTTCTAGCTAGAAGTAATGGAGAAATTCTAAATCCAAACATGGAACTTCTGTTTAGTGATGTAACTGTGAGAAATTTTAGATTCTCATTTAAGATGACACCTCGTAATCAGAAAGAAGCAGAACAAGTTAAGTTAATTATTCGTGCATTTAAGAGAAACATGGCACCACAAGCAATAGGAAGTAGTGGTGAGGGAAACTTTTTTCTTAGAACACCAAATGTTTTTAAATTAAGGTATCGTACTGGAAACAGGGATCATCCCTTTTTAAACAGATTTAAACAGTGTTTTTTAAGTGACATGCAGACAACTTATACTGGTGATGGAGTTTATTCAACTTATGATGATGGAACCCCAGTATCATTGCAGCTAGATTTATCATTCAAAGAAATACAACCAATTTATGATCTTGATTATGATGAGAAACCAGGTACGGAGGCAGTAGGATACTAAGATGGCAAGTAAAGGGCAACTATATTTTATTGAAATGCTAGAAAATGCCACGACTGAAAGGGAAATTCAGAGGGCAATAAACGGACTTAGATCTCTTCGTGGTACAAATAAGATAGCATTTGATATTAATCCACTTGATAGTAAAGAAGTAATATTATCAAAAATTAAAGGCACTTATCTAGAGAGTGAAGATAATGCTAATCTAATAACAGCCAATACATTAGTTGCTGTTGAAACTGAGGAAATATTAGATAATGGTAAACCAAAAGTAATAATTATAGACGAAGATGATTTAAAAGAAGGTCAAGTTGTAGTTGGATCAGCAGAAGCAAATCAAAGACTTTTAGAATCAGTTCAACCACCAAACTATCAAGATACTATTAAAGATATAAGAAAAAAAAGATTAGCAAGATATGGTAAAAAAAGACAAGGTGGTACTCTAAGATATCCAGCTGAATTACTCACAGAACATACAGATTATTTACAGATTGATATTGAAAGGTATGAAGCAATAGGTTCAAATTATATTAGAGATACAGGTGGCAGTTCAAATTATGTTATTGGAAATGCAAAACAGAATCGTGCGGGTGGAACACCATCAAAAAAATTAGCAAAAAAACCTTTAATCAATGCTGGTACAATATTATTACCAATACCATCTCAGTTACAAGATACTAATAATGTAGTGTATGGTGAATCAAGATTAAATGGAATTGCTGCGGCTGGTGTATCAGCTGTTGAAACAGGAATGGTAACACTAGGTCAAGCAATTGGAAAAGGAAATTTTGATGTTGATTTTACTTCAATGAGAGATCAAGTTGTAGACAAATTAAAAGCTGGTTTAGGTGGAGATAAAGTAACTGCATTAGCAACAGCATCAGATGTAATAACAAAAAAATTATCAGCAGAAGCAGTAAATATTTTTGGTGCTAATGTTACCACCAATCAACTTCTAGCAAGAGGCACTGGTGAAATATTGAATCCTAATATGGAACTTTTATTCAGTGATGTAACTGTAAGAAATTTCAGATTTTCTTTTAAAATGACTCCTCGTAATCAAAAAGAAGCGCAACAAGTTAAATTAATTATTCGTGCGTTCAAAAGAAATATGGCACCACAAGCACAAGCTGGTGTTTTAGGTTCTGGTAATTTCTTTTTAAGATCACCTAACGTTTTTAAGATAAGATATCGTACTGGAAATAACAATCATCCTTTTTTAAATAAATTTAAAAAATGTTTTTTAACTGACTTACAAACTACATATACAGGGGAGGGTGTATATACTACATATGACGATGGAACCCCAGTATCAATACAATTGGATCTATCATTTAAAGAAATACAACCAATTTATGATATTGATTATGATGAGAAACCAGGCACAGGAGCAGTAGGATACTAACATGGGATACTTCAGAGAACTACCAAATTTAAGATACCCTTCTTTTTTAAGGGAAAAAAAATCTTCACTTGATTATATTGAAGTGAAGAATCTTTTTCGTAGAATTAAATTAAGAGATGATTTGCAAAATAATTTTACTATATTCGATAAGTATGAAATAGAAGAGGGTATGAGACCAGATACTGTTGCAGAAGAATTGTATGGTAATCCAGAATTTGATTGGATTGTATTAACAGTTGCAGGTATTTTAAATGTAAGAAACGAATGGCCGTTAAATAATCGTGATTTATATAATTACTGTTTAGATAAGTATGGAGAATCACTTAATGCAAACCGATTCTTTGAAACAACTGAAGTTAAAAATAGTGATGGTAAATTAATTCTTCCGAAAAAGAAAATTGTAGATAGTAATTTTACAATACCAAATCCAAATCAACCAAATGCTACATTAAATCCTGTTGTAGGAATAAGTAATTACGAATATGAAACTCGTTTAAATGATGAAAAAAGAAATATCTTTGTTCTAAGAGAGGAATATGTACAGCAATTTCTAAGTGATATTAGGGAATTAATGGTTTATAATGAATCATCTGAGTTTATAGATGAAAGAACAGCACAAACAGAAAATACTAATATAACAATGCCATAAAAAAAGGAGGTCGTTTGACCTCCTGTATAATTATTCTTCTGCGAGTTTCGCAAAGTACGATAATGCATCGTCCTCTTCTTTGTCTACCGTTGAGGTAGTAGAGGGTGCGGATACAGCAGCAGTTACTAACTCTTCTGCTTCACCA